CTTGTTGTTCAAAACCCTGCGGCCATTAACGCAGTTATTACACAGTTACCCGACAATGTTATTCAGTTAAATCGTGGCATTGTTGGCCCTGTAGGCCCGTCTGGTGAATCCAATATTGGTGGTTATCCTATTGTGATTACAGACGCAAATAACCGCGATGTGTTGATGTGGATGGATGGCGATTGGATCAATGTGCCACAAACCGAAATCACTGATGGTGGAAATTTTTAAGGAATTGATATGAGCAATACTATCCGCATTAAACGCAGGGCAAATGGTGGTGGTGCAGGCGCGCCAACAACTTTGGCAAATGCTGAATTGGCGTTTAACGAACAAACAAATGTTCTTTATTACGGCACAGGCACAGGCGGTGCAGGCGGCACAGCAACAACCATTATTCCAATTGCGGGTAATGGCGCTTTCGTTGATAACTCTACAGACCAAACCATTGGTGGCAACAAGACATTCAGCAACCCGATCATTGGTTCTATAACAGGCAATTCTGGAACTGCAACTAAACTTGCCACTGCCCGTGATATTGCTTTGAATGGTGATGCAACTGGTTCAGCATCGTTTGATGGTTCTGCCAACGCAAACATCACAACCACATTGGCAACTGTTAACACCAACATTGGTGCTTACACAAAGATCACAATTAACGCCAAGGGTTTGGCCACCGCGGGAACGCAAGCAAGCCTAAGTGATTTGTCTGCGCCTACATCCGCATTTGGTTTTGGTGGCCAACTGCTAACCAACTTGGCAGACCCTGTAAACGCGCAAGATGCAACAACCAAAAGTTATGTTGACAATGTAGCGCAAGGTTTAGATGTTAAGGCTTCTTGCGTTGTTGGAACTACAGCAAACATTGCTCTTTCAGGCTTGTTAACAATTGATGGTTACACTGTTGCAGATGGCGACAGGGTTTTGGTTCGCAATCAAACTAATACTGCCGAAAATGGAATTTATGTTGCTTCTGCTTCTGCATGGTCGCGTAGTGCTGATGCAAACACTTGGAACGAATTAGTTTCTGCTTTTACTTTTGTGGAAGATGGAACAACCCTTGCTGATACTGGTTGGGTCTGTACGATTAACGCAGGCGGCACTTTGGGCGTTACGCCTATAACTTGGGTTCAATTCTCAGGCGCAGGCACATACAGTGCAGGCACAGGATTGACACTTACAGGCACTACATTCAGCATCACAAACACTGGTGTTAGCGCGGCTTCTTACGGCAACAACACAGGCCAAAAAACTGTTTCGTTTACTGTAAACGCGCAAGGCCAATTGACTGCGGCAAATACATACGACATTAATGTTGATGGCGGCACATACTAAATAAAATTTACCCTGCTACATAGCAACGAAAGGGCGGCCACATGGCTAATAAAATTCAGGTTAAGAGATCAGCGATTGCGGCAAAAGTTCCAACAACTGCCGATCTTGATTTAGGCGAAATCGCAATCAATACTTTTGATGGCAAGTTGTTTTTAAAGAAAGACAACGGCACACAATCAATTATTGAGATTAACCAAATTGGCCCGACAGGGCCGACAGGCCCAACAGGCCCTACTGGCCCGCAAGGCCCTATTGGTAACACTGGCCCAACTGGCCCTGTAGGCCCAACTGGCCCTACTGGTGCAGGCGGTGCTTTGGGTTATTGGGGTTCGTTTTGGGACACAACAACGCAAACTGCCGCGGCAATCAATACTGCTTACGCAGTCACAATAAATAGCGCAGACACATCAAACAATGGTGTTACTGTTTCATCAGGTAGCCGAATCAATTTTGGTTATGCGGGTGTTTATAGCCTTACATTTTCAATTCAGTTTACCAATTCAAGCAATAGCCTTGGTTCAACACAAATTTGGCTAAAGAAAAACGGCACAAATTTATCTGACACTAATTCTCATTTTGATGTACCCGATAAAGCGGGTGGTTCTTTTACATCAGAAGTTTTTACTGTTAATTTTGTTTTGAGTTTGGCGGCCAATGATTACATTCAAGTATTTTGGCAAACAGCAAACACTAGCGTTTCAATAGAAACATTGGCGGCAAGTGGCAACTATCCTAGATCGCCATCAATTATTTTTACTGCTTCACAAGTTCTTTATACGCAAGTTGGCCCAACAGGCGCAACGGGTGCTACAGGCCCGACAGGCCCGACAGGCCCGACAGGAACAGCGGCAAGCATTACTGTTGGTTCAACTTCAACAAGCCCTGCGGGTGGTGCGGCCAGTGTAACTAATTCAGGCACATCATCTGCGGCAATTCTTAACTTTGTTATTCCTACAGGCCCACAAGGCCCAACTGGCCCTACTGGCCCAACAGGATTAACTGGCCCAACTGGCCCTACAGGCCCGCAAGGCCCTATTGGCCCAACAGGCCCGACAGGCCCTACAGGCACAGCCGCAACCATTGCTGTTGGTACAACTACAACTTTGTCAGCGGGAAGCCCTGCAACAGTAACCAACAGCGGCACATCTAGCGCGGCAACATTTAATTTTGGCATCCCTGCGGGTGCTACTGGCCCAACAGGGCCTACTGGCCCTACTGGCCCGACAGGGCCGACAGGCCCGCAAGGCCCACAGGGTATTCAAGGAAATACAGGCCCTACAGGCCCTACAGGCCCAACGGGTGCGACAGGCCCAACTGGCCCTGTTGGCCCTCCGGGTTCTACTTCATACACTGCATCTAATGTTGTTAACAATGTTGATGGCGATGTAATTATTCAATCTAACACTAGTGAAAATAACAACTGGTTATGGAAAGAAAACTCTAAACAATGGGGTCATTTCTGGTTTAACAAAGGTTCTGAATCAGGCCAAACAATTGGCACATACACAACAATTGGCGCTGAAACTTTTTACATGGGCGGTTCAGCAAGCGGCCCTGCAATGCCAACTAATTGGACAGGCTACCAATCTGGGTCGTATATTTCCGCAATGATTTCAAATTACACAGGATATATTTATTCTGCGTCAACTGTCTATGCGGCAACATCAATGCTTGCCCCTATTTTTTATGATGCAAACAATACTGCATTTTATTTAGACCCTGCAAGCACATCAAATTTAAATGTTGTTACACTTCAAGGTACTTTTAGCAATGGTTCTGTTTGGATCAATAACGGCACAAACTCTGGCAATTATAACGAAAACATTCGCTTGTTTAATGCGCCAAATGGCGTTTCTGTTATTGCGTTCAGCGCATCAGGCACATCAGGAGTGCCTACGACTTCATTACTGGGGTATTCGGATCGCTTTGAGATTCGCTATAACAACGATTGGCAACAGAAAACTGTCAACGGATTTGTAGAAGCATCGGGAAGTTTTCGTGCGCCAATTTTCTACGACAGCAACAACACTGCGTATTATGTTGATCCCAACGGCACATCAATCTTAAACACAATTGGTTTTAATGGCACTAGCGCAAATGCATTTGGAAGTTATTGGGCGGGGGTAGGTGGTCATCCCGGATACCAATTTGCAGGCGGCAACAGCCGTTTTGGATTTAGCGGCACTGGTGGTTATGTTGATGTTTATACAGATGGCAACTTCTATGGCGGCATAGATTTATATGGCGCAAATCGATTAGTTCCATTGTTTGATGCCAACCAAGGTGGTGGCGCACTTTACTCAAGTATTCTTTATGATACCAATAACACAGGTTACTACTTAGACCCAAGTGCAACAGGCGTTTCTTTAAATTCCGCAGGTAATTTAAGTTGCGGTAACGGTGGCGCTAACACTGGTTTGTTTGTTTATTACGGTGGCGGGAGTGGAGACTACGCTGTAATTGGCCGCTGTTATCAAGCAGGGACTAACAATCAAACCATCCATGTATTTTCAACTGCATGGCAAGGTGGTAATTTACAAAGCACTTCTGCGGGTTCAATTAATCTTTCTGGGGCTAATGGTGTAAGTTTTGGCGCATGGAATGTTAATAGCGGATGGATTGACAATAGCGGTAACTTTCAAGCAAACTTATCTTCACGCGCACCAATTTTTTACGATAGCAACGACACCGCTTTTTATTTAAACCCAAATTCAAGCGGAAAAGCAATGGTTGTTAATGGCAACATTGAATTAACTGCGCGTAGTGAATCTTGGGGTGAAGGTATCAGAATTAATGTGCCGACTGCGGGAACATGGGGCGGCATTCGTTGGAATCGCAGTGGTGCATCAGGCCCCGGAAATTGGGCGCTTGGTTATACAGGTATAAATTCAACAGATGATTTAACATTTTGGAGTGGCACAGTAAATCAAATAATGTTAAATTTAGATCATTCTGGAAATCTAATTGCGCGTGGAAATATTACCGCTTATGGTTCACCATCAGATCGCAGATTAAAAGAAAATATCCAACCATTGACAGGCGCATTAAATAAAATTATGCAATTGCAAGGTTGTACATTTGATTGGAAAGAAGATTCTAGAGAACATGAATATGTTGGCCTGCGTAGTGACATTGGTTTTATTGCTGACGAAGTTCAAGAAATTTTGCCTGAAATGGTTAGAAAAGATGTAGAAGGATATTTAGCATTACGCGACAGAGGATTTTCAGCATTGTTAGTTGAAGCAATAAAAGAGCAACAACAACAAATTAAAGCCCTACGGGCAGAACTTAACGCCTTACGGGCAAATTAAAGGAAGCAAAATGACAATTACTTACACATGGGCCGTAACAGGCATGAAGGTAACTACAGTTGGTGCTGAATCCGACTATGTAGTTCAAACCTATTGGACAAAAACAGGCACAGATGAAAACGGCAATACTGGTGTTTTTACTGGTGCTACGCCACTTGATCCAAACCCAGATCAAACCGATTTTGTGCCTTACGACCAACTTACACAAGAAATCGTTTTGGGTTGGATTCAGCCTGTGGTTACAGGCGCTTATGAAACCCATGTTAACGATGCAATTGCGGCCCAAATTGCGGCTAAGATTGACCCCGTGGTAGATCAGCCATTACCTTGGTTGCCGCCTACACCACCAACCCCAACCCCTTAAAAGGATAAGACATGAACGATAAGATAAACATTGGCGAAGTAACTGTTGCTGAATTTAATTTAATTATGAAACAGTTATCAAATGGTCAATTAAGTGAGTGCATTGATTTGTTTATGAAGTTAAGCAAGTTAGGCCAAGAATTTCATGCGGCACAGCAAAGCGGAATTCGCCCACCACCACCATCAGCCAAACAATAATATAAAAGGATAAGACATGAGCCATCTACCCATCTGGTATTTAGGAAGCCTTGATAACGATTCTTGCAACCAAGTGATTGCTGAACTATCTAACATCGAAGTTAACGATGCCAAGATGGGGGCTAAAGGCGAACAAGAAAATAAAGTTACGCGAAACACAAAAGTGCGTTTTGCTGAACCTGATTATTGGTTAGGCCAAGACCTTGAAAAGTTTGCGCTAGAAGCCAATCAGGTTTGCGGGTGGAATTACGAAATCACGCAGAAAGAGAATATTCAATTTGCTGAATACGATGTAAACCACCATTACGCATGGCACACAGACACTTTCACTTTGGCAGGCAATCCGCTTGATCGCAAAGTGTCAGTGGTCTGTTTGTTAAACGATGGATTCGAAGGCGGTGAATTTGAAGTTCGTTTGTACAACGATTACAAAGCACCATTGGCAAAGGGAACGATGATTGCGTTTCCAAGTATTCTTGAACATCGAGTTCTGCCAGTATTGTCAGGATTACGCTATTCGGCAACAATGTGGTTTAGTGGCCCAAGATTTAGGTAAGGTATGACGCTTGCAAGTTCTGGTGAAATAAGTATTGGCGGTACAGTGGCAAATCGTTCAATCAATGTTGAACTTAATTTGTCGCCTACTGCCAATTCAAATTTGGATCAGGCGAACTTTCGTTCATTGGCGGGTGCGGGCGGTTCTGGTACTCAAATTAACATGAGTGATTTTTGGGGCAAATCTGCCATCACTATTTCTTTAGCATCATTAAGTGATATTTATGGGGACATTAACCCCGGAGGTACTGCTTACGCTGAATATGTGTTCAATTCAAATGGGGCAACAAGTTATTTTAGTAGCAGTGGAAATGGAACACTAAGTAATTGGGCATCGCCAACTACAGCGGGGATTGGTTCAAACTATTGGATTAGATTTACTCAAACTGCTAGTTTCGGCCCTAGCACCGAAACTGGTAACGCTAGAAATACTTGGATTCAATTGTCAAGTGTTCCAACCTTTGGCCTATCTAAAACAGCCAATGGTGGAAGTAGCCGAACATATACCGCCCAAATTGCAACTGATAGCGGTGGTGCTAATATCGTTGCAACAAAATCTGTTGTGATATCTGTTGAAGTTATTTTCTAAGAGTTTTAAACATGGCAACCATCAACGAAACAGAAGCACGGCTAAATTCGCATGAAGAAATCTGCGCGTTTCGCTATGAACAAATCAATGCAAGATTGAAACGCCTTGAAGGTATTTTGATTAAGGCTTGCGGTGTTATGTTGGTGGCCATGAGTGGCGTTATTTATTCTTCAATGATTCATTTCAAATAATAAATGAGCCATCATGCGGTGGCTTTTTATTGTGTTTTTTTCGGCAACCATAGCCGCAACTGATAAGACAGAATACAGATGTATCCGATGGAAATGGTCGGGTGATGTTTATAACCGCAAGGTTATCTGCCTAGAGTGGCGCAAGGTTGAACGAAAATGATTGATCCAATCACCGCACTAGAAGGTTTAGAAAAAGCCGTTAGCCTTGTTAAAAAGGCGCAAGCCGTAGCCAAAGATATTGGCGGCTTATCGGTAATGGTTGGGCGCTTGTTTGATGCAGAAAGCCAAGCGACTAAATCAATGCTTGCTGTTAAACGCAATGGCGGCAAATCCAATTTTGAAATTGCGATGCGTATTGAAAACGCATTGATGAATAGTAGGAATCTGCAAAAACAACTTCAATTGCTTTATATGCAGACGGGAAATATTGATGTATATAACAAGATGATGGCGCGTAAAGCGGAAATGGATAGGGATGATGCCATTGAAGCGCGTAAGTTAAAAGAAGAAGAAAAAAAACGCAAAGAAGCCCAACAAGAACAAATGGAATTGGCAGTTGCTATTGTCGTTATTGTGATGCTTCTTGGCGCAATTGGTTGGGGCATCAATGAGGTTGCCGAACTATGTGCTAAATCAAGGTGCGGGCGGTGAATGAATACCAAAAACAGTTTGACCAATGGTTAAAAATTTTCGTAAGGCTTTGCATTGCGTGGTGGGTGCTTGGTCTGCTACAGCACCTACCTGATGAGTTGGCTTCAAAAATCGTAGATAAACTTCTTGGAATGATTGGCTTGTAAATTTAATTAAAGGATAGTTATGGATTGGTTAAAAACTATTGCACCTACGATTGCTACCGCACTAGGTGGCCCTTTGGCGGGCATGGCGGTTGATGCCATAGGTAACGCCTTGGGCATGAAAGACGCGACCAAAGAACAAGTAAAAGATTTGTTGGAAAGCGGCACATTAACTAGCGACCAAATGGCAAGCATTAAACAAGCAGATGCAAGTTTAAAAGTTCGCATGAAAGAACTAGAAATCGACATGGAAAAGGTACACGCGGGAGACAGAAATTCTGCGCGTGAAATGGCCGCTAGAACTGGTGATGTGTGGACACCAAGAATTATGGCCTTGGTTGTTTTTATTGTTTGGGGCGCAGTTAACTACAAATTGTTTAACGGCACAATCAACAACGATATGCGGGAACTTGTTGCCCGTGCATTGGGAACTTTGGATGCGGTGCTAATGGCAGTGATTTATTATTACTATGGTTCTTCATCTAGTAGTGCGGCAAAAACTGAAGCAATGCAGGGGAAAAAATGAACTTAACACCACACTTCACATTAGAAGAATTAACACACACCGACCACCGAACCTTGGACAACACCCCAAATGAAACTGAACTTGCAAACATTCAAAGATTGGCAGAATTCTTGGAAGAACTCAAAACTGTACTTGGTGGTAAGCCGATTATGGTCAACAGTGCGTTCAGGTCGAAAGCCGTAAACGATGCCGTAGGCAGTAAAGACACATCACAACATCGCATTGGTTGCGCGGCAGATATCAGAGTGCCATCAATGACCCCTGACCAAGTTGTTAAGGCAGTTATTGCATCTGGTTTAGGTTATGACCAAGTGATTCGAGAATTCGACAGATGGACACATATAAGCATCCCCAACCAAGCAGGCGCAACACCCCGCAAACAATCGCTAATTATTGATAAGCAGGGCACACGCGTTTATTCTTAAACTTCTTTAACAAAGATGCCTTCTTTGTTTAGATAGCCTTTGCGATCTTTGATTTCTTCATAAGCACCTTTGAAGCATTCAA